TATTTGGCTTGTCTATAACTCGCATTAGCAAAATATGATGAACCTTGATTATTAGGTTGAGCACTTATGATATATCTTCCAGCAGTGTAGATGTTTACACCAGGACCTGATTGACTAAATGTTGTTTTCTTGTCACGATATATCACACCATCCAACACATCACTGTTTTCTAAAGCACCTACCATAAATCCTTCATTTAAATCTCCCACAGGATTATCCTGAGTTGCTGTTGATGTAAATGTGTCACCACCTTCATTCACTGAAGGAGTACCACCTCTGTGATAGTACATATAATAAGTGGCACCTGAAAAAGTAAATGTAAGATAATTGTCATAATCAACACCTCCTGGCACATCAATTTTCATTGAATCATTACCAGCGGCACAACACACATGAATTCCGTTGTTGATTAATGTTTCCACATCAGCATCTTCAGAAGCAAATTTTCTTGGAAACCCATATACACCTCCACCTTGTGCTTCTCCAATTAATCCATAATTTTGTAGATTGGCATATGTGGTATCAGAGTGAGCAACACCTCTATATCTGCCACCTGTGATGTCATAATAAGTTGTGCCATTAAATGATATTGCATTTGGAGTGGTTGTTGTTCTTATGTACCACACATAACCAAAACTCATATTGACCACAGTGGGTTTTTTAGCACCAGTGTCTGGCAAGGTTGGTTTAGCGTTGTGCCAATCTATTAGTGTGTCAATGGTGTCAGCCCATGATATTTCATTGCCTGAGTTTGAGTACAGTGTTATGTTGTATATGTCAGAATTTTTACACCAACCAAATGTTTTTCCTGCCATGGTTCCAATACAGTGTGAACCGTGACCATTCACATCTGTGTAAAAGTTTGCTGGCTGTGTGCCAACATTATTTGATTCCGTAAACCAATCGATCTGTTTTAATCTTATTTCTGAATCAGCAATGTAACCTGATCTACCTGCGGCATAAGGATTACCAGTGTCGCCGTTACGGAATAAACTTTGTATGGTTTCTAAAGGAATTTTTGAAATACACGGTTGTATCCATGTATAAAAAAATTCAGCACCTAACGGGTTATTTGCTTGAATGCCTGCTGGAGTACGCATATCGTCTGTCCACTCTGGTGATAGACTTCCGCCTTGCCATAAACTTGTATAATCAAACATAGCAAAGTTTAGCAAGTACAAATATTCTTTTGCCGCTACTTCAAAAGCATCGCCGATAGTTTTCCAATCATCTGGATTTACTTGATAACCTGATGGATCCCATTTACCTGCATCGTATGCCTCTACCATTGCATTATACAAATCACCAGTGTTCCAATCGGAACTTATATATGGATATAATTTTATATCCTCTGCAGGTAACCCGTGCATATGCAGTGTATGGAAAACGTGTTCGATTGCCTCTTGAGCATCTTCGTTACCATTGCCTGCAGGACCACCTGTTGAATTCAAATACCACACCATGTCATTAGAAACATGAGTGTCATACAAGTTTGTTAGATTCCAAAATATAATGCCTGCATCAGTTAAGAAGTTTGTGGAGTAATCTGCACCTGCACCTCTTGCCACTCGTTGTAGTGTTGGAAAGCCTGCGTGATAAGTTCCTGCATCACCTTTTAATGTTTTAATAAACAGTTCTTGAAATTGTGGATTAGTTTGAGATGTTGGTCTGGTGAACCATTTAAATAATTGTGCTACTTTTCTAATCCATTCGTCTGGCACTGCTGTTTGTCCACCCACAGCACCTGCCGCCATTATTCTAACGCCGTTTACTGTGAGTTCTCTCTTAAAGAAATCGCTACCGTCTCCGGTTACGTTTTGTACATCACCACTGGTGTATACAGTTGGTGCTACATAATTTGTTTTATTCCATTCAGGGTGTCCTACTTGAATTCCTGTGTCCACAATAACCATGTCAACGTCTGTACCATCTAAAACATACTCGTAATTTCCACCTGGATCTGATTGGCTGTTGTTAAATGTGTTGGTTTGATTAATGTGTCTTAACAATCCCCAATTGTCTTGAGTGCCTGTTGAAGTTGAACTTCTGTTAAAATTTCCATCTTGGAATGCTCTTGGCATAGGTTCTGGAATGTCTTCAACTGCCTGTACAGCCAGTATTCTTGAATCTTGTCTTAATTTGATTGCTTCTGCTTCTGAAAGATTGTAATGTGTGTTTCTTGGATTGTTTGGACGTTCTTTACAGCACTCGCACACTCTGTCAGGAACAATGTTTGAATCTACAGAATCATCTGCTGAAGTGTCTCGACACAATTCATCATGTATAATGTGCCAGTCCACATCTTTTCGGACTGTAACAATATATTCTCTTTGTGTATCTAAATCTGTTGTTATCATTTATACATTACGAGACAATGGCTCTATCACTGACTCTTCTCCAATTTGTTCCATCGTAGAAAGCAGGAATTGATCCACCTGTTTCATCTGTACAAAATACCATAGCACCTACTGATGATACTAATGTGCTTAACTGTGTTACTGTTTTATTAACCAACTTCATAGGAGCATCGTTAATAATTTCGTCTACAGGATCAAGCGTAATAGTTGTTGGTGATGAAATTGTGTAAGTGCCTGTTAATGTGTTTGGTGCATTAATAGACTCTGTAATAATGTTTGTAATTGTTAGTGTGTCAGATACTGCGTTATATGTGAAGCCTGCATCACCGGCAAATGCTCCATTATCGTTATACTGTACTTGTGTATCTGTTCCACCCGGAGTACCACCTCCACCACCACCAGTTGCTGTAAATGTAATTGTTCTATTTGTTGCTGACGTTGTAATTGCCATACCTGTGCCGGCAATAAGTTCAATACTGTCTAATGTGCTTTCAGCACCAATTGGATTTTGTCCTGCAACAGTAAATTCTGCAAAAATATTTTGATCTTCGTTAGGTGAAGTATTTGTAATTGTAAGTGTGTCAGCAACAATAGTTGTACTAATTCCTGTTGAACCTTCAACAACAAGTGTGTCAGTTGAGGTGTTTGCTGTTGTAGTACCTGTGTCTGCCTCGACAGTTGCCCAAAGATTTTGCGGAGTACTTGCTGTGTCTACATAAGCCTTGATTGCACTTTGCGTAACAAGTCTTGTTCCACTATTTGCAGTGAATGTAGAATCGTTATCAATAGTGCTTACTGTTACTGCACTACCTGCAAAATTTAAACTTGTTGTTGCACTAAGAGTTTTACCAGGTAATGAATCTGTAAATGTAAATGACCCTGAACCATTTGTAGTAAGTACTTGCCCTGTGGTTCCATCAGTGATACCAATATCAGTTAATGCTGTCGGTGAGTCTGTAATTCCATAACCTGCAAGTGTAGTTGGCTTACTTTGAATGTTGCTAAACAACGGTTGGTTAACTGTATTAGTCCAAGTAATGCCGTCATATGTTAATACCTCAGCACTTGTTAATGATGTTAATGAAACGTCATTTAAATCTGTAAGTGCATATGTTGGTTTATTAGTTACATTCGTCCAATCCAAATAATGAGAACCATCAAACCCATCAAGTGTATCTGCATCTAATCCTGCTCCGCCTGAAGCAATATCATTTGCAGGAACCCAATTAAGTCCGTTCCATTTTAAAACTTGTCCTGTTGCTGGTGGAGTAGATTGTGTATCAACATCAACCATATCGCTGATGTCATTTGGTATAGTAGGCTTGTTAGCCAAATCATTGTAACTTCCTGAAGTTGCTACAGAAGCCAAACTTGGTCTACTTGTAATTTCTGAATATGCTATTGCTGAGTTTATCCAAGCAGTTCCGTTGTATTTTAAATATTGTGAGTTTGCTGGAGCAGTAAGGGTAACGTCAGTTAGTCCATCAAGTGCAGTTGCACCTCCACCACCACCACCTGAGCCAACACCGGTTGCTTCAACTGTAAGTGTTCCTGCAGAATCATTATAAGTTAAGGTAATACCTGTACCTGCAACAAGAAGATTTGCAATTCTATCGTCTACACGTTCGTCAGTAAGATACTTTTTAGTACCTTCTACGATATCATCTGTAGTTACAGGGATAGTAGGCGTACCTATCAAGTCACTGTATTGTCCGCTGAATGGATTATAAAGTACTCCTGCAATAGTTAAACTTGTTGCAGAAATATTTCCGGCACCGACAATACCTGAGCCAGTTAAGTTAAGGTTATCACCGATGGGTAATTCTTTTAACTTATTACCGTCATCTACGTCTACTATAAGTGGTATTCTATTTGCCATTTTGTTTTCCTATATCCATATTTATCGTACTCATTATAACGCCGCTATCCTTGCTTGGAAGTCAGCAAAGTCTGTACTTGCCGCTACTTCTGCTTTTAGTGTTGTTAAAGTAATTCTATCCATGTTAGTTAAGTTACTACCATCAATAGCAGGCAATGCACCTGTAAGTGCAGTTGCATTAAGTTTTCCTGCAACACTGTCAACTAATATAGTTGAATCATCAGCGGCAATAGTACCTTTTAGATCACCAACAAACTTTCCGTAAAATGTTCCAGTTGCTGAATCGTATGCTTTAGAACTATCACTACTAAACACATCGCCTTTAACATCTTGTACAAGAACAATTTGTCCTTCTAATACAGTTACTTTTCCGTATAGTTCTGTAAAGTTGTCATTGACTTTGCCAAATGCTGTACGGATTGGATCTCCGTCTCCCTTGTTTGCACTTGAACCAACATTTATAATTCTTTGTGCCATTACACTCTCCCTACCACTGCTTCAATTGTGCCGTATCCGGGATCGTCTTTGGCTTGTAATGCTTTACCAATTACAGTTCCTACTTTTGGATCTGAACTTGCTATTGCATAACCTTCAATACTTGCTGTTACAAGCATATCACCTTTGCGTACCACACCAACAACATTTACAGGAACTCTACCCTGTAATGCAATGGCTGTAACGTGTTCGCCCTCTGCACCTGCGTTCATTAAGTAACCTGGTTTTTCTGAAACAACTCCTGCTACTCTTGTGTCGCCTTTTAATTTTGTAACTGTTACTTCTGCATCGCCACCGAAGATTAATACACTTCCAGTTTCATATGTAGCGTCTGCAAGATAATTCTCAGCCAAGTCAGCGTATAATGCTGTGTTTGCTTGAGCACTTGTTGATATTGCGTAAACGTTTTGATAACGTTTTGTTGCACTACCTAAATCAAATACATCTGTTGTTCCTGGTAACATTGCTCCGTCAGTTACTACAAGTTGTTGTGAACCAGCAGTAACAAAACTAATTTGATCTGCATTTGAGAAACCAGTGTTTGCACCAATACCAATACCTGTTGAATTATTATCACCTTCACCTGGTGCTTCAATAAATGATGTGTAAGTCCAATCAGCGGCCATATAGTTTTCGCCTGCCAATGCACTGTTTGTCTGGAATGTACTTTCAGCGGCTTTCGCATTACCGATGTTTAAGTTACCAATCATTTTATTGTTGGTGATTCCACCGCCAGTTGTTTGTGAACTTAAGAATAGTGTTGTACTTGGGTTTGTAAAGTTTACAGTTGTTCCTGAAGTATCAATAATTCTTGCACTGTCAACTTCTAATGCTTGAACATTAATTGAACCGTCTGTATGTGTTTTAACAATAGCATCTGGAGCACCACTTGTAGTAAACACACCACCTGTGTTAACAATAGTTGAGAACGGAATAGCACTTACATCGCCTGATGCACTATCACCTTGTGCTCTACCAATTACAGTATCATCTGGAATATTTGCAATTTTACTAATAGGTAGTTGTCCATCATCGATACTAATAAATCCATTAGTACTGCTGAACACTATACTATCAAAAACAGCAAGACCTAAGTTACCCTGTGTAATACCTGCGGCAGTTGCTCTTGTAGTTGCCGCCTGCATATTTAATTTGCTTTGTGCAATTTGTGCCGCGGCGTTTACGTCTGCGTTTACAATACTACCATCAGCAATACCTGTTGCTACAGTTTTGTCTCCAGCATTGTAAGTAAATTCAAAGTAACCTGTTGGTGTAGCAGTATCCCATTCTGTACCAGTCCAAACAATAATATCATTTGCCGCTCTTGCTCCATTAGTACCTGTTCCGTACATTAATGAATTACCAAACGGTGTTCGTCCATCTACATAACGTTTGTTTGTAGCATCAAATGGATCACCCGGATCACCTAATGCTGTAAGATTATGATTACCCCAACTAATATTTGTACTTGGTGTAGTTGCACCGTCAAGTGCTAAGAAACCTGATCCAATTGGATTAGTTACTGCTTGTGAATTTTGATCAATGTGCATACGTCTGTTAACGTATCCACGCACTGCTGATTCAGTTGGTACTGAGTCAACAGCATTATCTGTCATTGCATCATCACTTGAGAATTCAGTAATAACAACACCACGTTTAAATCCAATACCATCTAAGTTACTCAATGCAATTGAAGCCGCAAATGTAACTCGACCTGTACCTTGGTCAACTGTAAAGAATCTACCTACACGGAAGAAACCGTCTTGGTCAGTTGATACGTAGAACACTCTACCTTTATCACGCTCTTGTACTTCGTGTGCTTGTATAGGATCTTGTGGAGCACCAAAGATTTTACTTGGATAGTTAGAAGTATTAAATCCACCTGATCCAATATCGTTAAAGTCGTGTCCAGTTGCTCTACATACTGAGATGTTAACTGTTAAGCCTGCGTTTTCATTTGAGTTCAAACCAACACGTAAAGTAATTGCATCTGAACTTTGTACTGAACTTTGTAAACCTACGGCAACAACAGCATCGCCTAATGCCGCATCGTTGATGTTAGTAACATCTTCAATTTCAATAGTACCGTATGTTCCTCTATCTGCATAACTTAGAATTCTGTGAGTTTTACCATCCCAACCAAAAATCATATCACCATTGTTAAGTCTATTAATTTCTGATTGTTCAGTTAATTTTGTAACAGCAATAACAGTATCACCTGCCGTAGCACCCATAGTAGTGCCTGAACCAGCGTGTGTATTATTAGCAACTTCAAGTTGATTTACAATCACTCTAATGTAATCGTAGTTTGAGTCAAATGTAATTAACTGTTGGTTAGCACCTGGAAGAGCATTACCAACTGCATCAGTACCATTAAATGCAATAGTTCTGTATGTGTAATCATCTTGTTCGTCAAACACAATAGCAGTTGATGGTCTAATAACTGCAACACTCTTTAGATCATCAAATACAAAGTTTTGTAACTGTCTAATTGTAACTTTCTGATTGTTAGTTAGTGCCGTCGCTAAACCTTCATTACCTGTAATATTAAGTTTGTAAATAGTACCATTTCTTGAAGCGCCTGCCACAGGTGTTTCTGTAGTATTCTGAATACTTGCAACTTCATATCTAATAATACCTATTGCACCACCGTGATCAATTTCAAGTTCTGAAATGTTAGTTGGAATATAATCTACATCATAAACGTAAACAATATTCTTAGCCGCTTCGTTGATAATAGCAACACCGTCATCATAAACACGAGCATTTTGAACCATTGGTTCAACCAATGTAATCTGGTCGATAACTTCGTTTGGATCTGAGCCTGCCGCAACCAAACCATAGTTACCATTTGAGTTAGAACCGTTTAGTGATCTAATCTGCGAACCATTGTTTGCCATATATGCCGCATGACAGTAATATGTGAATGTTGAAACTTGTTCTGTTAATGCACCATTGTTAACAACAATACCATAACCTAAATCGTTAACCTGTGTATAGTCGTTTGCTAACATTGATGTGTTACCAGCGGATTGTAATACAATGTCTGTAAAGTCTGCAAAAGTAAATCCAGCACCGTCACCTGATGTTGGGTTTAGGAAAAGTGTTGCAGTACCAGCCGCCTGGTCATAATTTGTAACAGCATCAACTTGATAACGTATACCTTGAATATAGAACGGACAAGGTGTTTCAGGTCGACGTTGTCTTAATCCACTTCCAACACCACTTGATACGTTAAGCGTAAAAGGATCATCTTTACTGATAACTGTCATTGTTAAGTTTGATACAAAGTTATCAATATACATACCACCTGCGAATACTTGTTTGTTTTGTGATCTACTAAACGATCCACAAACCTGTACGTATGGTGATTTAATTAGAATCTGTCCATCTGGATCAAGTACTTGAGCAAATCCACCATGACCTTGCATTGTTACGTTCATGATTCTGTTTGAATCATTCATCATGAATACGTCAATTTGATCGTTGTTCTTAGGTGGATTAAAGTCTGAATCAAAAGCAAACTTAACACAGTCAATTAAGGCATTGTGGTTTGTTAATGCGTTTGATTCTGCTACTGCACTTGCTGTTGTGTTCTGAGCAACTACAATTTGTCTACTTGCAACAAAAGGTGTTTTTGTCAATACTGCCGCACCAATAGTTTTAATATAATTAATTGCATCAGCAGTTTCAGTTTCTTGTCCTACAACAGCACCAGCGTAGTATGCCGCTTGGTTTGCCAATGAACTCATTCTACCACCAATAACTAAATCTGCAACCAACCCGTCAACAATTAATCCGGTATCACGTCTACATTTTGATTCGTTGTAAACTAATGAAGGATAAGTTGCGTTGATGTATGCAATAGTTTCTTCAACAATAAATTCTTTGTTTAATTGAATTAGTTCTGATGCATTTGGAAATTCACCTGGGTTACTTGCTCCATCTAAACCTTGGTTAGCAGGTTTTGAAGGATCAACAGTGTAATGATATCCATAACGTGGATCTTGTAAGTCAGGTAAGTTTGCAAGACCATTTGTTATAACATCAATGATATAGTTCATTAACGTTGTTACAGTTGTAGTAGTTCCTGCCTCAGTTGCTGATAAACCTGTTATTTGAGTTGTAATTGATTGTAACGGTGTATATGAAGCCTGCGGTAAAATTGAAACAGTTACAAGATCTCTTGTAAATGCATTCGCGGCCGCAGTTTGTGCTTCTTGACCATTAATTAAACTTTGTGTTCCAATATAATATTTTGCGGCATTCTCATAAGTCTTAGCATTACCACCGTATTTTAGATCGTGGGCAATACCATCAAGAATGATTCCTACATCTCTTTCACACTTGGCTTCGTTGTATGTAAAGTTTTCCCAAATGCTTCCTGGAGTTGCGTTTGCAATTTGATCTGTAATATAAGCAATGGTTTCGTCTTTTACGAATTCTTTGTTTTGCTTAAGAATCTCAACAGCGTTAGGATTGTTCGTTGGTAATAGTTCTAAGCCATCAAAGTTTGAATCACGGTAGAAGTATGTGTTAATCCATTTAGATTGCGATGCTCTTTTCTTAGGTCTAATTTGACAACGTCTAAAGTCTGTACCTTTGATAGAACAGTTTGCAGGAAGTTTAATTGGAAAATCCTCATAGAAAATTCCTGATTCAACATGAATACAAATTTGTGTAGTATTTGTAAAGTTTCCATACTCGTATTCTTCACCAGCAACAAATGTTTTTGGTTCAATTAAGAATAATCTAATTGTGTCTTCATTTGCGCCTCTTGTGTATTTTACAATTCTACCTAATGCACCTGATGTTTTACCACGTAAAATTTTTCCTGGTAAAATGTCAACATTGTTTGGAGCACCTTGATCAACATAACCTGCGCCACCGTTTGCAACTACAAGTGATACAGTTGAACCTTCAATTAATGTTGTAGTGTCAAGTGTACCTAAACCGTTTTGAATAATGTTTGTTGAAACATCAATTTTAGCAAGAACAGCATTTCTTACAGTTGATGAAACTACTTGTGCAACATTAATTACTTGTGTAATACCGTCGTCATTTCTTACAGGTGTTACAGTACCATTCTGTAAAATAATATTAATAATTGTTTTACCATAGTTAATACCTGCAAGTGTTTCACTTAACTGTGTAGTTCTTGCAATTTGTCCTGATACAGAACTGTAATATCTTTTACCTACTTGGATTGCTTGGAAGTTTGCATTAAGACCATTTTCAATATCAATTGCAAGTCCTTCAACAATATAACCCATGTCTCTTTCACATATTGATTGATTGTATTGAAAGTTAGGATATGTTTGGTTAATGTATGCAACAATTTCTTTTTGAATAAATGCTTTGTTAGCACGTAATAGTGCCGCCGCCGGAATACCGTCTGTGTGTACAGATGTAATTCCTAAAGAATTAATAACACTGTTTGCCGCGCCATCGTCGTACGTTACTGTTTGTACGTATGCACCTGGCTCAAGTGGTGCAGTTCTAATTAGTTCTTCTGCTTTTTCACAAGCCTTACCAATTGTTTTATAAGCAAATTGTAAACTACGTCCTTCTTTACCTACTGGTGAAAATTCTTGTGCGTCGTCACCATTTGTTCTAACATATAAATCTACAATACTTGTAAAACTTGAATTGTCTACATAAAATTTTGAAGCCGCTTGTAAGTCATCAACATCATTAGGTGTACCACTGCCTGCTAAGTTACCTGGGTGGTCATGTAGGTAAAGTGGACCTGTCATGTCATCACCTTGTCTACGTACTGTAGCACTTCTTGGTAATGCTTCTGTACTTAGATAAGTTCCGTACAATGCTGAATTGTAGTCACCGTCAATAAGTGTATGTGTACCACCTGGGTTACCTGCCGCACCTTGGTTAGCAGAAATTTTATTTGTACCAGCAATAGCATCTGCAGGTGAGTTGTGTAAACTAAGTTGATTTGCATTTACAAATCTAACATAATAAGTTTGATTGTTTGTTAACTCTGCCGCCGCGGCTCCACCACTTACTTGATATTTAAAAGGTGTTCCGTTAATATTATGATCGTAACCATGACCCGCAACAATTAAGTTATTGCTAATAAAACTTCCAATGGTTAATGTATACTCAGTAGCATCTGCTGGCTCTGATCTCATTCTGTTTGAAGTAAATCTTTGTTGGTAACTTACATCATTATATTTCTTATCAGGAACAAGATCGTGTACTTGAATTTGTGTACTGTGAGTTGTATTAAATGCTGTTGCTGATGCATCATTAATAGGACCAATATTACCAAGAGTGTAGTTTGTTGAACCATCTAAAAAGCCGCCAAGTGCTGGTTGTAAGTCTTGATTAATTTTACCACCACTGTTTGTAATAACAAGTTGATTTGGATCTGTGTTATCAATTAAGATACCTGGACCACCAACTACATCTTTCATCAATAGATCCGAACCACTGTCGTTCGAAACTGGAATCTTGTTTGAGCCTAATGTGTCTGGTGTGTCTGATAATGCTGTAAAACGAATAGTACCACCTTGTCCAAATACTGCATACAGTTCGGAAAAGTTCTCATTAGTTTTACTAAACGCATCTCTTATACTATCGCCGGTTGCGTCATTACCTTCAACACCGATATTAATAACTTTTTTTGGCATATATTACCCCTAAAATCCTATTGACTCACCACAACCACAACTTGACGTTGAAGCAGGGTTTTCTATTGTGAAATATGATCCGAACACTTCTTTTTTATAATCTATTGTGCTACCTATCAAATACATTATACTGGCAGAGTCCATTGCAAATTCACCATTGTCAAGTTTAATAACTTCATCATCAAAGTCTTTGCTATCGTCTAAAGTCCAGTCATATTTGAATCCAGCACACCCTCCACCTTTTAAACTTAAACGTACTATGCTTTTTTTGTGTTCTTTAAGCATAGAGTTCATATGTTCTACAGCATTTGGTGTTAGTTTTACTACATCCGACATATCTCTTCTCCTATGTATTTATTATATTTTCTGTAATCCGAATGTAATCAGGTAAATAAAAGTATGTTTGTAAGAACTGAACAAGAAGTGAAGTGGTACGTTAGGAAGTCTAAGAAGGGCAAAACCCACCCCTATAAACGTGTAAAGACTATAGCAATATTTGAATGTGATGATTGTCACGAAGAATTTAAGCGTGACAAAGGAAAAGTAGATTCTAAGCGTTTAGATAATGCCTACAACCATGTGTGTCCAAAATGCGACCCTAAACGATTTGCACAAAAGAAAGGCGTCGAACAAAGACGCAAATTGAACACAACAGTTGATAGATTAGTAACTATAGATCAACTATAATTATTCTGACTTCCAAATAGTCCAAGCACCATATGCGATTGCCGCATATGCAAGAATGCCTGCTAATGGTTTAGCAATCAATACGACAATGCCTAATGCAATTAGTGCCGCACCGTCCCAAGATGTTCTTTCTGTGAAACGTTTTGATACCCAACCTTTAAATTTATCTAACATATTACTCTCCTTTTTTATTTGTTAAGCGACTTCATATGCTTATGTAACTCGTTCACTAACTTGTCTTTAGCAAGTCTGCGATCAAGTTCAATGCCATGTTCTCTGCCTTTTTCTTCTAACTTCACTTTAGTAAGTTTACTAAGTTCAGCCTTTGAAGGGACAAGTAACAATGGTTTTTTCTTTGCTACATGATCAGAAAGTTTTAACGTCTTATCTGTTTCTGTACCAAAAATATTTTTAATCCAATTAAACACTTTATTCTCCTTTGGTAAGTGTAATTACCCCACAAGCGAGTCTATCACCTGCGTTTCCGGTTTTGAGCGATTCTGCATCTCCGCCTTTGCCAAGATCGTCTTCATTCTCATGTATTACTAATGCTCTGCCTACAATGCTTCTTTCGCCTATTAAATCTATGCGGTCTGCTTTGATTGTGAACTCAGCGACCCCGTCTGAGTTTGCTTGAACGTTGCCCAAATCACCAACATGGCCGTTTTCGAGATCGCCATGCTCCACACTATCAGGGTTGTAATGGCCACCAGCACTTTCACAACCGTTGGATAGGTCCCCAAATTCATGAACGTGAAATCCATGAAGTCCTTCACTTAAACCAGTTATTCTACCCTTTATAAGAGTAGCAGTGCCTGGCCTTTGCATGAATAGAATTGTGCCTTTTACAGTGTCTGAATGGACTAAGTCACATACAGCAATAACTGATTGCTCGGCTTCAACGATTCTTTTCAGGCTTTCGCACTGACAAGTTCTTGAGCGGGTTCTTTCACAACTTTTGAATTGTTTAAATCGCATACAGTATTTAGCCAGTATTTGTATAGTTTTTGGCTGGCAAGGTTCTTTGCTTTGCTTTCTACCATGATGTCGGCATAATCTAAAAACTCTAATGCCCAGTCGTTAACAGCATTGTTCCACATGAAATTAGAGTGTGCTCTTAGTTTTGCCTTTTTATAACCTTCAACTAACAACATATCCATAGTAGGTTTTCTATTAGTATCAAAGTCTACAAGCAAATCTTCACGTGATACTGAGTAGTGGATTACAGGACGCACACCACGCCAACTATCTACTATGCGACTAAATCTATCGTCGGTGGGGTAAATGTATTCTCCACTATTGACCCAGTGGTGGTGTATGTCAAGAACGAGTGCGACGTGGTTGGCAAGTTCAAGGCTTGCGTCGATGCCCCACGACATTTCGTCGTTCTCAATAGTAATACAGTTTCGTGCTTCTGAAGACAGTCTTGGAAGGACGTTGATGATACCGGCTGGACCTTGTCTACCGGAGATGTGGACGTTACACTTGAAGTCCTGCCAATTTTTGCCATAACCCATCCACCGAATGACGTCGACATGATATTCAAACTCCTCTATACTTCTATTTACTATATCAGGGTTGTCAGATGCCAACACAGTAAACTGACCAGGATGCATAGACAACCGTACATCAAGTTCCCTTGCAACTTCGCCGACCCTTGCGAAATGCTGTTCGCAATACTTGACCACATCAGGTAGTTTCCAGTAATAGCACCAAGTAGGCTCAGTGTATACAGGAAGGACATCACTGCCAAGTCTAACCATTCGTAATTCATTTGGTAGTCCTCCTACATATCTAATCAAGTTCTCAAACGACTTGATGTTGTGTACCATAATATCCCATAGACGTTCTTCTGCAACTTCTTTAGTTTGCCTATTAAGCCACGCAACAGTTGTTGAACGTGTATTAAAAGGACGTTGAATTTCCTCAAGCAGTTTCTTTTTCTGCGTTTGGTCTGGGTGCATATATTTGCAGGCAAAGCCTATACGTTTAATCATATTTTTTTAATAAATCCCAAGTTTCTTTATAGTCTTTTATAGTATAACAAAAACCTCTGTCTTTGTCAAGTATTACTTTTTTTAATGGATAGTCGTTGCCTTCTTTGTGCATTGCATCTCCAAAAAAGTACAACTCTTCTCTTTCATCAAAATATTTTAAAATCTGTGATTTATCGCTGTGCTTTTTTGAAATGTCAATACCTGTTTCGCCACCTACTTTTGCATTAACATATGGAAATCTTACATTAAGCATTTCGGCAATGCGATTACGCTCGTTATGTTCTTTGTCAAATTTAGCATACAGCATACGTTCGCCCAACGTTGCATTACGTCCTACAATACTAAAATTACACATACCGGTGCGATGTTCAAAATGTAATCCAGTTCGTAGCACAAATTTACTCTCTAAAAGAAATCCAGATAACCATTCTTCTATATCTTTTGGTAATACCCAATCATCTGAATAAATGTTTTTTCTACTTTGCCAGACATCAGATCCATTACAGTTATAAACTGTATGACATAGATTATATGTATCTTCGCCTATTTGTTCTATTGTTTTAGGTTTATCACTGCCTGTAACTAAAGATACTCTATGCTTTCTACAAAAATGATTAAAAAACTTTTTAAAGTCTTTGTTTATTGTCTGTCTACTGGGGGTAATTGTTCCGTCAACATCAAATATAAAGTGTCTCATTTCCAGTTGTCCTTGCACCACTGATCTACACAATTATGTGGATGTGGCTCACCGTGAAACACAGCAACACTTGTTTCTGGTTTAATTTTAGGTTCTCCAGGAATAGTAAAATTACGTACTCCGTTAATTCTTGTCATTTCGGGTTTGCCTCGCATTTCCCATTTGTAACTTTGTATCCATTCTTCTGGCCAGAAGCACCAGTCATTTCTTATCTGACTATAGATCCAATCTTGATCTCCGTGCATTCTTTTTGTAGCAACAAATTGCTGTTCTACAAATGTAGTCCATACATGAGTTTGTGTGCCACTTTTAAATCTAAACACACTGGAGTTCATCTTCTTCCAGTCCGCTCTAAGATGTCTATTGAAGTCACGAATAATACAAAACTTATCTTCGTTGTATGTAAACAGATTATCAATGTTATTAAAAATAATAACATCAAGATCAAAATAAAGAATGTTACCATTGATAGGTAACTCTGGATTAAAAAAGTAAGGTTTATACCACCAACCTTGAACAGGAAGTTTAGGTAATGATAAAACTCTTACTCCTTGTTGAATGCCATTTGAATTGTCCGTGAAACAAACAAATTCATACGGAACAGTAGTATTTCGTGCAACCATGTTGGCTAACACATTAACATAATCCGCACTATACTTGTCGCCCCACTTTAGGCATACAACATAGTTTTTCATTTTTTAACCTTCGTAAATTGCTGAGTTTGCTCCGTGTTCTGCACACTCTACTCTTACACAATAGCAACGATTGTTTGTTGCTTCTCTAATTAGTTTGTCCGCAAAGTTAAAGGCGTGTTCCGCAAACTTCTCAGCACCAACGCCTTCAAAGAATCTAATCTCTGCAAGGTCTAATTCCTGCAACTCTCTAAATTTATCAACGTGTGGATCATTTACATCTAAACAAAGTTTATGATCAAAACTGTCTTCAAGCCAAGCCTTCAAAGGTTTAAGTCCTCCAAAGTCTACTGCCCAGTTTTTATTATCTAAATGATCACAACCAAATGTAAATGTAAATGCTAAACTATAACCATGTAGCAAATGACAGTGTGAATGATCAGCATTAGGCTGTCTAAACACTGCTGATAAGCCAATGTTGTGTCCATAATGTTTTGTACTATAATGTTTTGCCATATATTTCTCTCCTACTAAAATATGTGGCGGCAGAATTAGAAGGGTTGACGCCAAGTCCTTTATTAAACATACTGTATATTATACAGAATTTATTATTCTTTGTCAACCGGTAAATGACCATAATGATGCATTTTGGCGGCAACCAAAGGAATAAGTTTTTTACGCATTGTATTAAAACTTACTGTAATTCGTTTTTCTGTTGGATTTGGATCTGTTCTATGTTCCAACCAACTTGGAAATATTAATAGCAATCCTGTACGAGGTCTGCAACTTGCAAAGTAACTACTATAAGGATTTTGGTTTTCAAATACGTCATTCATTCTTAAAGGACGTAATGGCGATTCAAAAATTAATGGACAACTACCTTCATCAACATATGGATAAAATGCTCCACTAATTACACTACCTTCGTGTCTATGCTTGTCAACTTGTCCGTCTTTACCTAACACATTAAACCAACTTGTACCTAAGATACTTTCTTCAAGTCCTGCATCTTTACAATACAAGTCGATACAATTTTGAATATCTGCTCTTAGTTTTTTAAGTTCAGGGTTGAATAAAAATTCTTCATCGCCTTTAATGAAACTGCTTTTACCACCAAGTATTAGTGCGTGATCTTCAGTTTCATAATTATTAATAATTTCTAAACACTTCTCAAGTTCGCTATGTCCATTTAAATCAAATGCACTAACAAGTGTTGGAAATAATGATAAGTTTTCTTGGTTATACATCACTATAGTTTAACATCTCTTTAAATTGTGTCAAGTTAAAAAATGATACGTTTTCCTTTTTCCAACTATCAGGCATTTCCCAGCCGTCTTTGTTGAATATCCTAAACTGCTTTTGAGGATATCTTTCAAACAATTTTGATATTTGATGTATCCAAAAACTTGGATCTACTGCACGTGAATCTTCTTTATCATAGTTAGGTGAATTTTTGTAGATATTGTTTACGGTATTTGTGTTGCTGTACAAATCAAATCCTAATAAATCAATAGTTTCATTTTGTTTAGCCAATATGCACCCTACGTAAACTGCATATGGTCCACTGCCCCAATGAAACGCTTGGTCTTTTTTCTGATCGGTTTGATACCAAAGAGGTGGAACCATATTAATATTATGATGAGAACCAAACTCATCTTTCCAATCTGAGCGTGTCCATATACCTGATTTAAGATTAACGTATTTTTTCAAAACTTCACTGACCATACGTCTATCGCAACATACTATATGTCGTACTTTTGCTTCTCGAAAGATAGCATTACACCCTACTTTTTCGCAGGATATATTATCTAATTTAATGCCTTTACGGCTTTCTCCGTTACCAATTATGAGCATACGGTATTTAATAAATACATATAACGATAGGAAAAATACTGGCTATGCCTACAGCAATACACGACATATTTAGATTTATTAAACTTTATTCACCAGATGGGAATACTCTTGAGTTCACACTTGAAGCAGATAGTGTAACTGATACACTTAGTATTCGCAGAGGAGATGGTGTTAGTTGGAATGTACCAACAGTTGCCCCAGGCGGCACTATTGCTGTAACAGTAGGCTTTCACACAGGAACAGGTCAAATTACTGGCGGATATTATCTCGATGGTGTAGAACGTAAAACAATCACACTAATAAAAGGTCACACATATACCTTCGATCAAAGCGATTCATCTAATGCAGGATTTGGTGGTTACAATCACCCTATGACATTTAGTAATACAGATGACGGTGCTGTTAGTGGTGCTATTAGTGGCGAAGAATATGCAACAGGTGTTACATATTATATAGATGATGTTGCTGTTTCAAAAGCAGATTATAGACTAAATTTTACATCAACTACTAATAGAAAAATAACAATAGAGTTGAAAGACTCTGCTCCTAATACATTCTATTATCATTCACATGATAATTTAGATCAAGGCGGAATTATCAATACTACGAGCGGTAATGACGTTATGATGATTGACGTTAATTATAGTTTAGATGTACCACCAGGAACAACAAGAGTAGAACTAACTGATGTTAATTCAGCAACAAGTCATGTTGCATTGAGTTCTGCAGGTGGTATTACACTGACAAGAAAAAATGCAAATGAAATTGAAATCGGATCATTTGCTGTTGCAGAAATAGATACATTACATAGTGTAACAACAAGAAACGCAATTACTACTAACAAGTTATACATGGA